GAAAGCCTCCCCCGAAGCTGTTGCTTACCCATCTTCTCCCTAGCGTATCGACGGATGATTGAGCCTTTAACCCAATTTGTCCCATCCGTCCAAGCCCCGGCAGTCGCATCAAAGCGAATTACCGCAACTTTATTTATCATTTTGCTCCCGTTCTGTAAATCCTAAATAGATTTACTAGATAAGGGTAAGCAATCAAATCGATTTAGACAAGTAGCAAGGTGGCGTGTCGGCAATTTAGGAAGCCGACTTCCTTTTGAATCTGCTCAGACCCGGCAAAATCGGTCTTCGTTGGAAGGGTTCTTAAAAGCCATTGTGGAGCCTCTAGAGCCCCTAAGTCGAACTGGTAGACACCTTTGGGCGTAGCGTTGATATAAAGCGTTCTAGACCCCGTTCTAGCCCTTATTTCGGCCAAATAGTCCCATTTCTTGCGTTCTATCATTAACTCGTCGTAGTGGGTTCTACGGCATTTGAGCTCGATATAAGCGTCTGAGGTTATACCGTCGGCTCGGTCGGTCGCTGATAGTGGCGTTAAATCCGGGAATTCGGCCTTTAGCGCCTCGAATAGTTCGACCTCTCGGAAGTAAATTAGATATCTTCCTCGCCGTCTTCCCAACCGATTTTCTTGATTGGGTCAGCCGGATCTACAAACCAGTCCGGCCAAGAATCGCGTTCCATAGCAAAAGCCAAAGCGAAGTCAGCCTTCCAACCAGCTGCTAAAGCTGCGTCGTATATGGCTTTGGATTCGATAAAGCGTTGTTCAAGTTTTGTTGGGAAAGGATTGGCTACTGTGCGCGGCCGACGAACGGCTCGCTTCTTTGGAGTCTTCTTAGCGACGCGTCTTTTTTGTGCCACTCTTTACCCTTTCCGCTAAAGCGATTTCTAGGGTCGATTCTAACTTATCAAGTCGCGAAATCAGCGGAAGGTTCTCGAGTTTTATTATGTAGCGAAGTCCGGCTATTAGTAGGCCAATAGATCCGAGAACGGACGCTACGAAGGCCGCTATGTTATTTGCGTCCATACTGCGGAGAATTCTTGTCTGCCCAACGTAGAGCTGGAGCTGTGATAGCGCCGATTAAAACTGCGTATTCGGGAGCAAAGTCAAGCAAGAACGACACTCCGAGAGTTACGCCGGAAGCGACTACTGCAAGGCAGTAATCCTTAAAAGCCTCTTTGAATTCGGGAGTTTTTATTTTCTCAATTAGCGCTTTCATTTGTCTCCTTCGGGTTGAGCTGAAAAAACGAGCCGTCTTTATCGCCTAAGGTCGTAAAGCTGATGTGAATATGCGAGCGGTGAGGATTTGTGCCTTTGTATTTTCTCCACTTCCATCGAAAAATTGAAGATGCGATTCGACCGTCGTAGATAACGTATTTGATTCGCTTATCTCCGCGTTTACCGCAGAGTCTAATTTGATTGGCGAGTGTATGAGCTTCTTCAGGATGGGCATTGAGGTTGGAATCTATATCTATAGCTCTGACGATTCCGCCTGCTCGAGCATCTGGGATATGATCCGAAACACCTTCAGCGAGATGGCGAGCGTCAGCAACCCAGCCATCGCTACGGCGATCGCGACCCGGATAGTCATCGTCAATCTGCTCCCTTAATTGAACTCCAGCTTTACAAAGTTTGGGCATCTGAATCGGGAAGGCTGTTTGGATATTCGACTTCGGCGTATTCCGGCGCGTTATATTTCTCGCAGACTGCCGTTCCCCAAATATGTGCGCCTTCTTCTGAATCAAACGCACCCACTTCGTCAATCTTCTTTGTGCCGGATTTGAGAATGACTTTGAAGTCATCGGTTACTGTATAAGAAAGTGCCATAATTGCTCCTTAAAATGAAGTAAAGATTCCGTATTGGCTTGCCCAAATAATACCAATCGCACCGACAAAAATCGCCCCTGCGTGTGAATTTATGAACGGAGTTGTAGATCTTGTGATCATAGGGAGTAATTGTCCTGGATAAACTGTTGTTGTGGCGCTAGTCGCAGGAACTAAACTGCCAAAATAACGAGTATTAGAAATGTAAAGTAAATTGTTGTAATAAAAATATGCCCCACTGTAAGCTTGTTCCCCTTGATGGCCATTTGTGTAAGTTGTAGTAGTTCCTAAAGTTGTGCTTGTGCTGTATCTTGAAACATAAGCAGTGCCTTCAATAGTCAAATTTCTTGTGCCATCCCAAGCAATAAAATATACAGAACCAGCGCTTCCTGTTGCTCCAGCAGTCCAAGTTCCTGAAGGCGTTGAAGCGTAAAGATAGTTATTTGTGGAACTGTCTGCGACAACAATCCAATTCGTTCCATTCCAAGCGGCATCGTAATATCTTGCCCCAACTGTAAGAGTTTGGCTCTTTCTTGTCCAAGTAATGCCATCCGTTGAATAAGTTATGCCGCCTGTATTTGTAGAGCCGCCGCCGCCGCCCACCGCAACCCAAACTGAATTGGCATAAGTCACCGCCATAATGTCATTGGTGCTCATATTTGATGTGCGAGCCGTCCAGGTGATTCCGTCCGGTGATGTTGTTATTGTTCCATTTGTGCCAACCGCAACCCATAAACCATTTCCATAACCCACACCAAAAATATCATTTGCTCCAAATCCTGATGTTCTTGAAGTCCAAGTCGTCCCGTTTGTTGAAGTGTAAAGAGTTCCTGAAGATCCAACTGCAACATATAGGCTCGAACCATCGTAAGCAATTTCTTGCATCGTAATTTTGTTTGCTTCTCGATGCGTCCAAGTAAATCCGGTTGCTGGTGTGCTCCACTTTAATCCGGTGCTTTGTGTGCTGTCGGCTGTAAGCACTTGCCCATTTGTTCCAACTGCTAAGCGCGCTGGAGTGTCTGCGGCTGTTGCGGATATGAGATCGCCCTTTGCATCAACTATCGAATCTGCTATTTGTGCATCAATTTGAGTTTTAAGAGTTGAGTCGATTGCTGATCCAAGTGAACGTATCGCGCTGGCTCCATCCTTAACTAACGCTGTATCGTCAGGCGTTGTCCAGCCGTAATTCGTAGTCGTTGCCATTGTTCTCCTTTAGCTTACTATTGTAGCGTCTAGCCAAGTCATAGTTTGGTCTATTGTCTGCCAAGTCTCGGTGATTGGAACGTTATTCCAACGGAAGGCTTGGAGAGAATAAGAGATAGGTGAGACATTGAGTTCTAGGGTTAGGCGGTTATAGCCAGCCCTCCAAGTCCAACCTTCGACGAATCCTTGGAATTCTCCTCCCACCATATTTGACGGAAGGTTTGTAATGTTAAGAGGCAATCCCATAAATACTTCAAGCAAGGTGTCTCGGTCTGTGTTGTCAATTTCCGGGCTACCGATTTCAAAAGTTATCCGGCTCATCTCAAATTGTGGATAGGCTCTGATCTCAAGATAAAAGGCGGCTTGAGCGTTTGCGTCTGATTGATTCTTTAAGGTTGTTGCTACCGTAGCCGCTAACTGCCCGTAATTGGCAATAGAGGCGGCATCTGAGTCGGTAACTGAGGAATTGCCTGAGCTTGTATAACTAATGGTAATTGAGTTACGGACATCCCCAGCGCGCTTGATTATGTTAAGACCCGGGCCAGTTGCGTGATTGCCGTCTAGGTCAACATATCCGTTGGCGGCTAGGTATTCGCCTCGGCGAGTCGAATCGGCATAACCAATGCGGCCTTGCGCGTCCTCATATAAGTAGCCAAGCCCTGAAGTCGCTAATCCGCTTACCACTGCATAAACGTTATTTAGGACGTTATTTTGCGAGTCAAGTTCATAATCGCCCGGTTGGTCGATTTGACCCAATCCGCTATTTTGAGCATTGGCCCAAGTTACTGTTGGGTCATAAGTATTCCAAGTTAAGGAAGCTGAAACTTCGTTCCAAGTGTCAAAGAGAACGCCGGATAAAACTGCGTAAATCTGGTCGCCGTCCATATCGCTTGAGATGTTGCCGTCAAATATGGCTCGAGCTAATCGGGCAAGAGCACCAACGGCTACTATGTTGATTCGCTGGCTTAGGGCTGTTGATCCGGAGTTGGCTACTTCGACGCTGAGGTCGGTAATAAAGCCGCCGAATAGGTAAACGTAAGTTCCATTAGTTTTCTTTACTTCGACGCTTACCGAATCGTTAATCTCAAAATTGACGTTAGATTCGTTAGTCTCTAAAAGGCTGAGATTGCAATAGCCAGCTTGAGGCTGTTCGTAGATATTGGTTCGGCCGCTAGTGATTGTCATCCCAGCTAAGGTCGCAGATGTGACGGTTGAGCCGTTGACCTTTACGCGATATTCAGGATTCCAAAGAGTCATAGATTATTTGAATAGAGCGCTGTATCCGCCAGCTTGTCGTCTTTCAACGCTGTTAAGCGCATCAACTACTGCCCGGGCAAATCCGGTCTCATCTATGGCGGAAGGAGCGTTGACGTTAATTGTAATAGCTCTACCGAATCTAGCTTCTTCGGGTGTGGTGAGATTTGTTGGAACTGCTGAGGCTTGTAGTGATTCTCCGACTCGCTGAAGCATATTAAATTCTTTTTCGATAGGTCGTAGCAATTCAGCGGCTTTTGCTTTGCTAATTTGTCCGGTGTCTAAAGCGAATTGAATGTCAGAGATACGGCTGGAGGTTGATTGGAGTCGGTTAATTAAATCTTGTGGGGAAGTGACTAAACCTTTAGATAACTCAGCAAGACTTTTACCACCACCGCCGACTGCGCCAAAAGAGGTTACGCCGCCTCCAAGACCACCGCCAGCAGTTCCACCGCCTCCTACTGATCCTCCTCCCAAAATTCCACCTGTGCTCATTTGGAAATTACCTAGAGCGCCAGTATCGCCATCTCCAATGCCTTGAGATTGTTTGTTGAGTTGCTGTATTAAAAGACCCATTCCGGCAATGGCAGCAGTTCCAACTCCTATGCCAAGCGCAGGATTGAGAGCAAAAGCGGAAGCAATACCAGCGGCCATAGCGCTGACTCTTAAAGCATTGTAAACGCTAATCAAAGCTTTGACTGCCGTTACCGTTGCGGCAACACCTGCGGCGATATTTGAGACTGCGAAAACTGTGGCGATAGCGCCACCAGTTGCAATAGCGACACCTTTGTAATCGA